CCGATGTGGAGATGGACGAAATTGGTACCCGCAGGAAGGACGATGGGCGTGAGATCCCCAAGGGGGGATCCAGCGAAAAGGACAGAAATGGCATCTCCCGGCCTCGATCCAGGTCCGACCACCACTTCGCTCAGTAGCGCGAGTCGCTCCGAGATCCCGTCCAGTCCCCTCCCCACGACCTCTCGGAGAGCATCGACCCTCAAAGAGGAAAGGGGACGAACTGGATCGGTCTCGATCATTGCTGCCGTGAAGTCCGTGTCGCCGAACGTCACCAAGATATCCGCGAGATACAGGCCCTCTTCGGCCGTGATATCTGGCTTGGTCGCGGTACCGATCAGCGCTTGGGTCCCCTCGATGATGACGAACTCGTAGGACTGCGTCTGGCGGAACTGGACAGTAGTGAAGACCGGCGGTACCTTCTCCACTTCGGGTTGCGAGTCCGCCTTGATGTACCGGACGACGAGGGTAAGCCACTTCTCGTTCCCAGCAGTCGGCAGTGTGAACTCACCAGAGAGATCCCCGGTGTTCACTGGGTCAGTCTCGAAGAGGATGATCTGACCGAGGCTATCGTGGCCCGAGAAGGGGTCTGCTCCACCGGATGCCACGTCCAGGTCGAAGATGGTACCAGCCGTGACAGTGGGCAACCCCGTCAGATAGCCGGTGATCCCCCGCTTGGACCACCCGCCGTCGATCGACTCCTCGATCGCGTCGAAGAGATCCGCCATGTCGTCAGGTAGAACGTCCTTGCCCCGGTAGTAGGTGTAGCGAGTCCTCATCGGCCGTCCTATCCGATCGTGACCAAGTCTTCGCCCCGGTCTCTGGTGATCGCGTGGTGAGTGTACGACACCTTGGCCCACTTGACGATCTCGTCGATGGCCGCAACTTCCTCAGCGTTGAACAAGTTGATGGCCTCGGAACCAGATGGGATCGTTGCATCAAGGGAAACTTGATCGAACGTGATAGTGAGCCCCGTCTTGGTCAGTACCTTCAGGATGATCGTTGTGATCCCATCAGTCACACGAACGCGAGAGCCGACGATTATGAAGTCGCTCTCGTCCAAGTCCAGGGAAGTGTCCCCGTCTTCCAAGTCCGTCGTCGTGGCGACCGTTCTCTGGACATCGACGTAGAAGGCCCAAGCTCCCGGGTCGTTTGCGCCAGCCGTCATGTCCACACCCATTGGATCGAAGGCCACTCGGCTACGGAACCGATTGCAGGAGACCTGAGCCCCGATCTCGATCGTTCCCCCAAGCGTTTGGGGAGTGAAATAGATGCGGTTGGCGACGATGTCGAGGATCTCCGAGTCAGAGAAATCGACATAAGGAGCCGATGTATCAGTCACGAACAGAGTTGTTCCGATATCGAACCGTTCCGGATGATCTACGGAGACGAAATCGGAGCCACTGACAATACTGGTGAGACTAAGGGAGAACGGCTCACCGGCTTCGAGGCGACCAAAGATGTTGGGGTCCGAAAGCAAGAGGATCTCTACGGGGATGCCCAGGAACCTTGAGAGCGCCTCGACGATCCCTGGATCAGTTCCCTTGATCCGATAGAGATCGACGAGGATGGGGAGGATCTTGCGCTTCTGGAGAGTCGAGAGACCGATCTTCAGGTTCCATCCCAAGTGGAGGAGTAGGAGGTTCAGGAAGTCCTCTGGAGTCTCCGCTGGATCGAGAAGACAGAGGAGCGATGCCACGTCATCAAGAAGGCCGGTCTGGTTGATCGAGCCGAACAACGCATCCTCGAAAATCCCAAGGATCCTGTGATGGTCCCCATGTGGATCCTGGTCACAGACCACCTGGGGGAACCAGTCACAGAGGTCGAAGCGCTCGGCCTTGCGGCACGTGGGAGGACCAATGGGCTGCTCGACAATGGGATCGGAAAGGAGGAGAAGCGATGTGACCGAAGGTGAATGGATGACCTGTCCGGCCCACACGTCCTCCCCCCAGCCAGCGCAGGGGTCAACAACTGCCGACTCGGGGAAAACCTCCATCTCCAGGACAAGATCCTTCAGAACTGGGGTAGTGACTGGAGGAGGTCCCGTGACCTCCATCTCCAAGACGAGATCCTTCAAGACCGGTGAAGTAACCGGAGGAGGTCCCGTGACCTCCATTTCGAGGATCAGGTCGAAGAGAACTGGGGTAGTGGCCATGGATCAGGCGTTCGTATGCTGGTCCTGCATCTCAAAGTCCCACTGGTGGTAGTTCGCGGTGATGTCCACCAGATCCCCCTTGGCGTACTCTACCCACGAGGGGCTCAAGTCATCGGCGAGGAACGCGGAGTTGCTCGACCTGTGGCGGTAGATGTCAGCGGGGAGCGTGTCGTCAGTGTCGATCTTCCCTGTGGCATCTTGAGACGACCCATAGCTCGCTCGGATGAAGCGTGCTCCGTCCGGGAAGAAACGGACTGGAGAACGGACGCGGGCTCCAGTAGCAGTAGGGACCGTTCCGATGTCGGACTCCAGCTCGAAGTTCCCGTTCTCGATCACGTCCGTTGGGGTTCCCTCAGTGTAGTCGCCTGTCCCATTGGGCCCCTCGTTGACGAAGACATTGCCGTCGGATGGGTCCCTTGTGAAGTAGCGGGTCTGGGGATAGTAGGGGCTCCAGCGCAACCCTCCCCGGGGACGGCCGATCATCTTCCCGAAGCGTCCTGCCGTGCCGAAGACATCCCAGTCGGTCCCAGCCTCGTCCAGGTACATCCGATCGTTGCTTGGATCCTCGTGGCCGGGGCCGGGGGAAGAGACGGTGTCGATGCCGTTGGACTCCGTGTTGCCCTCGTAGGCGTTGAAGTCGTGGGTACCGGCACCAGTCTCATTCGTCATGACATTAGCGACGGCCATATTCGTGAAGTAGCAGTTGTAGAACACGAACCCTGGAGTACCGCCGCCAGGATTGTGGATCCCCAGCTCCAGATTATCGAACCCGCAGTTCTCCAGATAGAAGCCCCGGTTGTTGGTACTCGCGGCGAAGAACCATCCATAGTTGGCTGGACCCGTCACGTTGTAGAAAGCACAGTTGATGAAGCGCGGGATATCCGCCGCACTTGCGTAGGAAGACCGAAAGACAAGTCCGCCGGAAGCGGCGCCTGGGTTCTTGAACTGGATGCCGTCGAAGGTCATCCCTGTGGCCGCCCCCTCCCAGTTCCAGTGAGAGTTGTCGGCCTGAGTCCCGTCCTGACCCTGCCAGTCCACTAACACGTCACCTGACTCGTCCTCGGCGGCCTGGAACAGGCAGCCTTGAAAGGCAGCGGACGTGAACGTGTAGTCACCCTCCAGATAGGCGCTCGCTGACTTGTGGACGATGACCTTGTCGCCGGCCGAGAGGAGACCGAGGACATTGAGAATAGTGTCCCGAGGATCGACCTCGGTACCAGCGCCACCAGGAGTACCGATATCTCGGTTGACGTGCCAGGTATTAGCCACGGGCGCCTCCTAGATGTCCTCGACCAGGGCAGATACCATCCCACCGCCGCCACCGGGGTTCAGCGTGACCGTTACCTGCTTACCGGCAATGGCACTCCTCCAGACTTGCTGGATGATCTGATTGCTCGCGTTCTTCACCGGCGGGTCGTAGACGATGTCCCCGGCAGCATCCATCTCTGCTGACACTTCGGCTGGAACCATCAGGGCCATGGTCTTCCCCTATGCCGTGGGTAGGTTCACCCGGTTACGTAGCGTAACCCGAGTCTGGACCCACAGGGTCAACTTGTCGTTCTCCGTACCGTCGGTTAGGACACCCACGATGCGGGAGATGGGGGTCCAGTCTCTCTGGACGATGCTCTGGAGCGCCCCCTGAGTCGAGAACTTCATCTCGCTGTACCTGATCTCGAAGGTACGAGTAGGGAGCGTCTGTTGGACCCCACTTGCGTTCACGACCGCTCCCTCGGAGTCATTCTCGATTGCTGAAAGTGCTGCGAGAAAGAACCGGCCCACGTCGTCGATCTTGAAAGGATCAGAAATCCCCCTGACGACTGATGCTTCGGGTACCAAGAGGTCAATGAGGAGAGCCCCGTCAGACCCGAACGCACATGGTCCAGTCGAGCCAAGGCCCTCGATTGCGACGAACCCGATATGGTCAGTAGCCATACCCAAGAGAGAGACGTTGGGATTCACGTTCAGCCGAAGCGTGACGGATAGGATGTCCGTTGGATCGAAACTTCCGCTCATCGCGTCAGGGGAAGCATAGAGAACCTGGACGAAATTGTAACCGGTTACAAAATCGGCGACCGGAACCCTCCCCGTGATCGAGCCACTGGTCGAAACGACGACGATTTCAAGTCCCGGAGCGATGACATCGGGGAGAACTGCTGAAGGGATCAGGAACTCCCCGAAGACCCCGATTGGAGTAACGCCCGTACCCTGGTCATCGGTCCCATCGACCGGACTGGAGAAAGTGGAGATCGTCCCCACTAGGGTCCCCGGAGCATTGTCCTTGTCGAAGGTGTAGGCCGTCTGGTCATCCACGTCGCGGACTAGACCGAGTGCGTCCGTAGCCGTGAGATTGATGGTCTCCACATCGTAGGGGCTCACGGGAACCCCTGTCTCATCGAGTGGGAGACGCAATCCCTCGCCATCGGGACCTGGGAGACCCGTGGAGCTGTCGTAGAAACTCTCGTCGTTGTGCCACTGGGGAAGGACACGGTGGCCATTGAACCGCAGATGACCAGGATCCTCCTGAGTGTAGATGTGACCACCCTGCCAGGCAGCACCAATGAGAAAACCGTAGAGGCCGGCTGTCATGTAGGTCTCGAAGTTGGCGATCGACTTCTCGTACCTGTAATCCTGGCGACCGGGGTTCAAGAACGGTGGTGGGATAGCCACTGGGTCAATGGATCCAGAGTCTCGGAAGTGCTCCATCGGGTCAGTCCCCGCGTAGGTCAGTACCGCATTGCTCAAACAGCAGACCGCTCCGAAGCCTTCCAGATGATCCACGTTGAAGCTCACGGCCCCACCGTCGGCTACATCAAGTGCCAGGTCGATCTGTCGGACATCGGAAAAGTCCACAGTGCCCGAAGACAGCGTGGGGAGAGCCAGTGCGATATTGAGAGACGTGAACCCCACATCCAAGTCTGCCGCCGTGATCCGGTAAGATGCCGAACCACCGGGTGAAGAGAGAGTCACAAGGAGTGGATCCAGACCCACCAGTCCACTTGGATCAACCATGTTGAGAACCAAGATGGCCCTGGTGGCTGCTCCGAAATCTATGGCATTGGCTGCCGATGTCGATCTCCGGAAGTTGGCGGTCTGAGTAAACCCACTCGCGTTTGAGGCCATCAAATGAGGCGATCTCGTGCCTTGGAACACGCGATCAAGCGCGAAGTCAGTCGTGATGGCGTGGGACACTGATGGGTTGGTTTGGATCCACTCCCCTTCAGTGTCGAATCCTTGAAGGAACTGGCCAGAGAACCCCATTGATCCAGTCATCAGGCAGTTCGTTACCCGACCTCCTGTGACGATCGATAGCCCCCGGCGAGCCCGGAGAGATGTGAGGTTAGAGAGCGTCACGGCCTCAGTGGCGCCCATCACGTTGAAAGCAACCTCATCCTCCTGGTCGAATGTGAATCCCTCCTGATAGTCAAAGCAGTTCTTCACCAGGACTGTGGAACGTCCGTCCACGCGCACGCATGACCGGCAGTTCTTGAACCGGATCCCAGTGATCGTCTGGTTGTCCCCCATGTCGAAGGCCAGAGGGAGCGTTCCCTGTCCATCCCACAGGACGAACCCAGAGCCGTAGATGCAGATCCCAGAGAAGCCGGTAAGGTCCACTAGTCCATCGGGGATGTAAGTCCCAGCCCCCAGGATCCATGTCATGTCATCTTGGAGTAGCTCGATGGCCCTAGTGATACTAACGGCCGAGCGCGAGGAGCCCCCGACCCCATCGGATCGACCATCAGGTGCCAGGAAGACTCTGGTACCCATCAGACCACTGTGCTCGTCGCCACGTCGATCACTCGAATCCCCCCAAGAACTGGCCAAGTCCGGGCCGCCACGGGTACGTCATCGGCCGGGATGAAGGCGTCCTCGTTGATGCTTTCGATCCCATCGACTCCGTGGATCCCCGATGCGGCGACGAGTAGATCGCTCACTCGAACAGTGGTAGCGAACTCGATCTCGTCGTTTCTTGTCCCCTCGGCCTTGCCCGCTAGATCCCCGGTGTTGATCGGGGAGAAGAACGCTTGGAGGCGGGTGCGGATACCATTGCGGACCGCCTGCTTGAGGAGTGTCGTGGTCGCTTCGCTACTGAAACGCACTGGAACATGGACATTTACGATCTCGACCAGTGGACCGAAGAGGGCAATCTGATGGCCGTTTGGAACTGGCTTGGTGACTGTCAGAAGAGTAGTGATCGCCGCGAAAGTCCCAGCTGCGGGATCAGCACCGAGGACAACTGCCGACTGCTGGGCCGTGTCGATCTTCAAGACGACCGAGGCATCGGGGGATCCCGCTCCGATCACGATCCGGGCCGACAAGCTGGCTTGACCGGTCGTGAGTAGGTAGCGGACATTTGCGGGGTCGAACTCGCAAGTGAAGTTAGAGTATGCCTCGTCGTTGTCCAGAGGGTACTCGGGGACCATCGCACGAACCCGCGCCTGGATCTCTGCTGCGATGTCCTCGCCGGAAGACCGGTTCCCAAGATCGACCGTCTGGGGGGTCTCCCCGTTGATGGAGATAGTGAACTCGTCGTCCACTGCATCCGTCGTCAACGTGGCCGCCGCGTTGCCACCAGTGATCTGAGCATTCGTTGGACTGTCGGAGATGACGACGATCTCACTCGTGTTCTCATCCACGGACGGATCTTCGTTGGACGTGAGGACCAAGGCCCTATCCACGCCGGGGACGCTTTCTACATTGGTCACGAAGTCCGAATGGGAAACTGTCCGACGTGCCACTTGGAGACTCTGGGGAGCCTGGACCTTGATCTCTTCGATGGAGAGTTCATCAGCCCCGCCCGAGGAGAGGACTGAGTTGGCGTAGGCGACGGAGACGGCATCGTTGTTCGTATTGCGGAGAGCCGGACCCCTAGTAACGGTCTTCTCATTGCCTCGGGCACCACCGCCGCGACGGCCAGTGACCGTGATCTGCCCCAAAGGAGCGATCCCCTGGGTGCCGTTTCCAAACCGTAGGATGAGGCGGCCCAAGTTGTTCAGGGAGATCCGGACGTGGGCTGAGGTCGGCTCACTGTCCAAGAAGTTCTCGACGACTGTGAAAGGCGTGGCCTCGACCTCGATGAAGAGAACCTGGACGGAGTCTCCACTTCCGTCCACACCCGAGAGCAAGATGTCAGTCGTGGCCGTCGTGAACTCCTGGTAGATGCTCCCATCCCCCACGAACGTCTCGGAGAAGTTGACGGAGTTCTCCACGACGAAGGATACGGATGTACCCGCTATGCCGGCTGGGATCGTTGCATCGTCCAAGGACTGAAACGTCGCGGCTGATGTTCCATCGCCACTTGGGAAAGATGATCCAGCGGGGATCGGGGTTGGGAAGCTCGATGCGAGAGTGAGCGTTGCGGTCAGCGTGGTAGTCGCTGCGACCTTTCCAGGGGGCTCGTAGCCGATCAGCTTGGTATGCTGGAGAGCCATCTCCCTCTGAGTGACCGTGGGGAAGACCAGTTCCCGAACATTGGCGTGGAGGTAGAAGGAGATGAAGTCAATGAGGATGGCTACCCAGTTGATGATGAGAGTGATGTAGCTCGGTTGTGAGAAGTCCGTGTTGACAGTCGGGAACCGATTCTGGGCATCAGCGATCAAGGCTGGCCGAGCAGTGGCGTAGTCCTTGTCCGTGTACCGGAAGTTGGGGGCACTGATGATCGACTCGGGCACGGCTACCCTCTCGTCCGTATCAGGGCCTCAGTAGGAGGCGGTACCTCATAGGCGTAGTTGTCTCGGAAGTCCTCGGGGAAGATGTCGTAGAAGATCACCAAGCGCAGAGCACCTTCCAGAGGCCGGTCGGCGCTGACACCGGCCAGCCGCACGAGCTTCTCACGCTCGAAGAACTGGAAAACCCCTACGATCTCGGCTCGGGAGACTGGAACGAAGACGCTTGGATCGAAGCGACTCAGGAGTGCCCCCGGGAAGAGGGTGCCGATGTCTGGCTCGAACGGTCTTTCCCCAGAGGTATCCTTGTTCACGAAGCGGCGGGTCTGGATCGTGAGCTTCAAGTCCGACCGTATGGTCTCTCGACGCGTGCCCGTGACGAGGTTGCCGTCAGACTGCATCCTGATCGGCCAGAGCACGCCCTTGTAGTTCTCGTCGGCCATCTTTGTAACCGGTTACGAGGTTGGGAACCCGATGTCCTTGAACACCTGGTTTCGAGCCACTACCATGTCACGGATCGACTGGTCTCGGGCAGCGGCCACGCTCTGTTGAGTAGATAGTATATACGATCCCCGGTAAACATTCAGCCGAGCCTCTTGCTGGTCAGCAAACTCTACTACCAGTGGGCTGTAGGTAGGACCGAGTTCCCCGACTGTTGGTTGGATCGGGTCGATCTCTTCCATCGTGGTAGATGGATTGATGTGGAAGATCTGCCAGCCCCCGGCGTAGGTTGCGACATCCCCATTGGATACCGAGGCTCCGATGAACGGTACGTTGTAGGGCAAGAGCACGGGGAGGCCGCCGGAGACCGTCATGTCGGCCGTCAAGACCGGCCACGACGACCCCCCTAGTCCTGGAGGAGGGTTGGAAAACTTGATCGTATGGGGGGCCTCGCTTGGCTCTGCCGTGTCCCGATCCGTGATGATCTGAAGAAGGATGGCCAGGATGTCCCCCATCACGGAGTCCTGGACCCTCTGGTTCGCATTGTCCAAGAGATCGTAGATAGCCGCCGCGGCCGTGGCCCTTGCGATCCCAGCATCCTGTTGAGCGAGGTCGGCCGTCTCTTGAGCGAGCCGAGCATTGATGGCGTCCCGTTCGGAGGCCGTGAAGTCATCTGGGTCGAGGCTGCTCAAAACACGAACCTCGATTGCACGGGGACAGAGCCGGAGACGATCTGACCGACGCCGGAGTTGATATCCACGATGACGGTGTCTCCAACCATCGCCAACCGATCACCCTCGGCGTTGATGAAAGCATCGGTTGCTCCAGTGAAGATTTGGAGCTGGGGAAGATTGGCGTCGAAGGTAATCCGAGCCGGATCGTCCGGTGGTCGGGTGGAGATGAAGAGCTGCTGGCCAGAGAAGTCCGCGATCAACTCCGCGAATCCGAAGTCCATGATCTTCTGCTTGGGCAGCTCGGAGACAGAGTACTCGTCGGCCCTTGGTGTGGTCGATGCGCCTCCAGGCGCGGCGTCGATTGGCCCGAGCCAGAAGAGAGTGTGCCGTGGCTTCGAGTAGACGGACAAGACTAGGACGTTCATCCCAGGACTGGGACCAAAGTAGACCCCCGGGAGCTGGAGCCTCCAGGCCCAATCAGTGAGCTTGGAGGCTCCGAAGGCCGGAACGATCAGACGAGCCCGACCCAGCTTGAGAGGATCGCGGATGGCGCTGTTGTCATCCTCGGTATCAGGGCCGATCTGACCAAGGTAGATCAAGGCTCTCCCTCGGATACGACCGAGAACTGCTTCTGGTTCTCCCGGTCCACCACGTTGAGGGATACGCTCTCTCTGTTCCTCGCTCGACCCGTATCCTTCGTTGCGGTCGTGTTCACGCCCTCGGAGCTGAGTCCGATGGTTGTCGTGTACCCCTGCGAGAAGTCCGTGGTGACTTCCCTGACGAAGTAATCGCCGTCGTACTTCCCGAACCCGAAGCACTTCCAGATGCGCCCCACCTGGATGAGCGGAGTTCCTACCAGAGTGATCCGGCCCTTGGTAATCGTCGCTTGGACATTCTCCAGAGCGGCCTTCGCTGTGTTCCTCGCCTCATCCTCTGGCTGTGACCCAGCGTTGACATGAGCATCGACCGCGATCATGAAGAGTTCGAGATCCGAGGGGTTCTGGATCACCGAGAGGCTTTCCGCCACTCTCTCTCGTACTGCCCTATCTCTCGCCGAGAGAGTCTTCTCAGAGAGACTCAGGGTATCGACATCGGACTGCTTTACGGTCGTATCAATCAGGTTCCCACTCACGAGGTCAATTCCCACGGCAGTCGCGCTGGATGCGGAACCCGTGGGGTCGTGCTCGAACTCCCAGTCCTTCACATCCGATAGGATTGGGAACGGAGACTTGGGCTGGAAGTGACGGTGAGGATCCTCGATTCGGAACACGATGACGCCGTCGGCAGGGATGATGTTCCCATTCCTGGGTTCTCCGTACTTGGCACCTGGGTTCGTCTCCCCGATCTCCACATCTGGGCCTTTGGGGATCTCCGCACCTGGCTTGTGGAAGTGGAAGATCGGTTTTCCATCGCGATGAGGAGACTGGTAGAAGACATACCCGATGTCCATCGCCAACCTTGCGATGAACGATTGCGCCGTCTGTCCCGGTTCTTGCCGGATGCCGGAAACAGGGTTGATCGTGTCTTGGATGGCCCTGTGTTCGGCATCGACGCCCCGTAGCTCGAACATCGTGCGAACGATCTGGCTGATTGGAGCCGCATCGAAGACCTTCGGCTTCATGTCAGCGCCAAAGAGCTGGGACATCTCGGGGATCGCCTCGATGATGTAGTGCCGCGGCGTGGCACGCGTCTTGGCGATCGTGAAAGCCATTGGATTGGAAACGAGCTGAAGGCCGTTGCTCTGGGTGAGGAAGTACCCATGGCGGAGGACGAGTCTCACGCCCTCTTCCAGGAAGGTGTCTCCGGAAACCCTCGGATCAATGAGGATCTGATCTTGGTTCTGAAGCGTGAGGGTAAGCGAGGGCGCCCTTTCCGTGGACTCGGTCAAATGCATCGAGAGGAACCGATCGCGAATAAGTCCCCGGGCTGCCCGGTTGATCGGATGGTCTGAGTCCTCGTTAGGGTGAAGGACGTTGATGTCGTAGTTGGGCTCCCGGTAATCGCTCATCGGAGGATCTCCCTGTAGAGGAAGTCCACAGACGGGCCGACGATCTCACGACCGATCTCCAGGTTAGCCAGTGGGTTGAGGATGGGAACCGGCTGGAAGTCTGCCAGAACCCACCAGAGGGCAGGATCAGCATAGAAGGTCTGGGCGATGTGCGTGATCTTGTCCCCACGCCGGACGATGTAGACCCGGTTGTCGATCCGTTCCACGAAGCGAAACGGAACGTAGTCTCCGAGAAAGGAGATAGTCCTGTTTCGCAGGAGTAGGCCATCATCGACGAGGATCGGGGCCTTCCTATGGCGTGATGTCTGGGGTAGCGGCATGTCAAATCGTCGGCGAGAGATCGCCGGTCTTCATTCTGTCCTCGAAGCTGATGTGACGGCCAGAGTTCTCCGAGAAAGTGCAGCGTACCTCGGTTCTCATGGGGTTGAGGTTCGCATCGAACTGAGTCGCCTCGACTGACACTTGGCGCATGATGCAGCGAACTGAGAAGAAGTCCCCCCACACGAAGAGGAAGGCCGGTGGACCGGCTTGGGGGCCTCCGGCGAACTGTTGGGACCGGATGAACTCCCTCGGGAAAGTGAGAGCATGGAGGAAGTTGACGCAATCACGAACCTTCTTGACGCCAGGGACGCCTAGGAAATCAGCGCGTGGGATCTCCCGAGTCGGTGGAACATTGGGGCCCTTCAGACCCACATGCCCAAGGAGGATGGCACCGGTAAGGGACTCGATGGGGAACGTGATATTGAACGTCCTGACCCCGCTGCTGCGATACTGCTGGACGTTGTCTGAACGTCCCCAGATGTCGTGGTCCTCGTAGTTAGCCGCCTTCGCGGACTCGATCTTGGTGGGGTTCAGGGGGAAGATGAACTGGATCCCGAAAAGATCGCCATCCATGATGACGAAAGAACCCCGTCGTACTTGGTTAGTTGGGATCCCAAGCATCAGTTGAACTCGATCCCAAGACTAGGGAACGCGAAAGCATTGGCGATCTTCTTGAGGACGCCCCTTGATTTCTCTGCTTTGTGACGCTCTCGCCAGACCGCTTGGGTGACAGTTTCATCCCCCAGCTTCAGGGAGACGTGGTTCTCCACATCGACGTACCCAACGGTCCCTCCAGCAGGGACCTCGGCTCCCTGAGCCATAAGGCGTTTCGCTGCCGTGGCCACGGCACTCACTTGTTCGCCCAATCGCTTGGGGGCAGCAGCGCTTTGCAAGGGCAGCGGTGTGGGACCCGTCGGTGCGATGGGAAGGACAGATGTGCCTCCCATGAAGGTCGCAAGCATACGAAGTAACTCGGCCGCTGCCTCGATCAGTCCCGTGAAGAATCGGATGGGTAAGACAATGAAGACTTGCGTGATGAGCTTGAGGAATTCCGCAGCCAATCGCACCAAAAGTCCAAAAACGACTCCGAGAGCCTTCGCGCCCTCCAGATTGGATCCCATGCTCATGTCGATCAACCCGAGAGCGTCCAGGAGACCGAAGATGGCCTCCACCATCACTCCCAAGCTGTCATCGAGGAACGTAAAACCCGTGAAGGCTTCCTTGACCCCAGCCGCGAACTCCTTGATGTGCCGAATGAGCTTGACGATGCTCAGGGTGATATTGAGGAGGCCCTTCTGTTCAAGATCCTCCCAGAGCTTCAGGCTGATCTTCCCAGAGTCCAGAAATCCCCTCACTCCTGAATGAATGAGGCCGATGAAGTGGGCTGCCTTCTCCACACCCTTGGCGAAGAAGTTGTCCCAGATCGCTGAGAGGAGCTTGGCTCCTAAAATGAGGAGCGCTACGTCTGCGACTAACGCAGTGAACCCACCTATCCCTGCTATGGCGGCAGAGATGGCCGTGATAACCGTCAGCACTGGACCCCAAGTAGCGACTGCCCCGATGATCGCTACCATTCCCGTGAGGGCAGCCATCGCCGAGAGAACCCCGGTCACTTGGATGATGAATTGCCCGATCGGGGTACTCATCAAGACGACAAGCGCCGTTCCGATCGCGTTGAGGATCTTGAGTACGAACGTCGCCGGTGCGAGGAAGGGCCAGCCGAGCATGATGGACGCGTTATGTACGACCGTCTTGAACCTCTCCCATTGAGAGAGTGCTGTATTCATCGCCTGGTCGAAGTCCGTGTCGAGGGTAGAGCTGAAACCAAGCAGATCCATCTCCGCGATGCGCACGAGTTTGGTAAGCAGCTCGATCTTTCCAGAAGCACCGGCCAATAGAAAGTTGAGCCTTTGGGCATCGAACCCCATGCCCTGGAGAGCCTCGTTCATCTTGACGATGTCGCCGTGCTTCGCCTTGATATGAGTCAGGAACTTCAAGAAGAAGCCGAAGGCATCCGCACTCATCATCGCCTTGATCGTCTCGGGAGAGAGCTTCATCTCCCTGGCAACTTTGGTGACGTTCTGGAACACCTCGGCGTAGAACTTTGGAAGATTGGTACGGAGAAGTTCCTGGGAGATATTGGCGAAGCTCTTGGTGGCTCCTGCGATCCCCAGGACTTGTGCCCTGGTCAGACCGGCTTGATCTGCGAGCGGTGCTAGTGCCTGGGCATAGCGGACAACCTCGGCCGTTCCAGCCACAGCCGCTTTACCAACCGCGTGTGCAGCCGACGCGAACCGTTCTAGCTCGTCAATGGACCGCATCCCAAACTGGCGGTAGCTGAGAGCTAGGACATTTCCGGCCTGTTCTGGAGTGATCCCCCTGGCTACCTTGGAAAGGCGAGTAGCCACTTCGACGAACCGGAGCATTCCTTTCGCTCCCAGGTCTCCGGCCAGACCAGCGGTACCAGCACCCTCGGCCAAATTCGCAAGATCCTGAGCCGCTTTGCCCGTGGCGTTGGACATCGCGATGATCGACTTACCTAGGAGTAAGTTGCTTGAGAACGATTCCTCCGTCACTATCCTCACGCGTTGGAGTTGGTTCTCAAGCTCCATGGCATTGGCGATCCCCCTGGCGTAGGCCGCCGAAGCAAAGATCCCAGCAACCCCAAGCGTCATGGCTGCAACACTACGTTGGGCCGCTTGGAGAGAGGCCGCTGTGGTCCCTCCCTGCTTGGAGAGTTGCTCCAAGAGTGCGATCTCGCCCTTGATGACCCGCCCCATCGTAGATGTGGCATGGAAGAAGATGCCGAAGTTGATGATCCGTCGAAACATCTACTCGGTCCTCCTTCCTACTCTCGGGGAATACCCTGGCCCTTCGGCTTCATCGCATCTGCGAACTTCTCCCGTAGCTCGCTGTGCTCCTCGTAGAGCTTGAGTAGATCGCCCCAGTCCATTTCCAGCAGCTCGCTCTTGGTCAGACGGACGCTCGGGAGATTGGGGATGTCAGTGAGGAGGTATCGTAGGATCTGATCGACTGGTCCCGGTTCTTCTCCCGCTCCAGGCGAGCCTTCTTCAGACCCTCCCGTTCGCGTGAGAAGAAACTCTGGAGTAAAGGGAGGTCAGCCTCGAACTCCTTCCCGCATGCCTGGCACCGGTGCTTCACGGTCCCCACGTGGCCGAAGCTCTCGGCGTTGTATCTCTCCTGGAAGACGTTCAAGAAATCGGCCGGGACGTGGAAGAGGTGTTCCAGGATGGCCTGGCTCTTGGTCGGCCCCTCCAGAACATCGGTGAGTCCCTTGATCTCGCTGATGGTGATCTTGATGGACAAGATCATGTCGAAGTCCACGGACGGATGCTGCTCCTTGAGCTTGTGGGCCTCCTCCGTGCTCTTGATCTGATCCTCGACCGTGGGGATGTGGAAGACGTAGGTGAGGGCCTTGCCCCGGTACTCGTAGGTGAAGCAATGCCCCGACGTGGGCGCATCCTTCACCAGACACCGCAGGGCCATCTTGGAGAGATCGACGCAGTAGGCTTCCTTGCTGTCGCACTCGGGACATGGGAGCTTGTAATCAAGCTCGTCCCCGTAGGTGGCCCGCACCAGGGCCACCATCACGGCCTCTCCATCGGGGATCAGCAGGGTCTTGTACTCGTCGGGCTGGAGCTGCGTGCACTGAGGGACGATGTGCTTCGACAGCAGCTCGATGGAGCGTGGACCCCTGTTCTTTCGGCTCGTGAGCTGGCCCAACTGCCCCGCCGTGAGGGGGGAGGCCGTGAGTTCTCGTCCGTTGCTCGGGAGAATGAAGTGAACATTCTGGGCCATGTTCGGTGGCTCTGTTTTCGGTTGGACCATCCTCGTAACCGGTTACGAGGATGGTGGTGAGTGTCAGCCGCTCAAGTTGAAAGCGGGGATGGTCGTGCCGGGGATGTTGAGACCGGAGAAATCCCGACCGAACTGCGCTGAGGCGATCCCCGGCAACCCGACTTGGAGGTTCAGCTTGACCCCGCTGATGCTGGTCCTCTCGTAGGAGCTGTAGGCCAGGGTGATCGACTCGATGGCCCGTTCGTTGGCCGTGTTGTCGAAACCCTCGACTGACCGAACGACGATGGGGAACGAGTCGTAGAGCGTCCAGACGGTCTGGCTGTTCTTGGCCCGGTCGAGAGAGACGATCCGCGTGGGCACCTTGTAGCCCAGAGGATCGGCGAACCCAGCACCAAGACCTCCACCGTTGGAGAGAGGGGCCCGGACGTTCCCGTTGAGGACCCTCTCGAACCACGCCTCCAGCTCCACGATGTTGCGCGTGGCCCCGCGCCGTAGAGTGATGGTGGTGAACTTGCCGAGACCGGGGCCCAGATCGGGGACGAGTGCCCCTCCCTGGTAGTGCTCGACGAGCTGCACGTCGCACCCCAGCTCGCCCATGTCCCGGAAACCCGTGTCCTTGAGGAACACGTTCTCCACCTTGAACAGGAACTTGTCGAGCAGTTGGCGTGGGGTGGCGATGAGAGCTTGGACGGGATTGGATGCCATCTTGCCGACCTCCTAGGTCACTCGGTCAGATCGCCGGTAACCGGCGGTCGCATCTCGAAGAGATCGAAGGTGATGAACTCCAGGGCCTTGTTGAGGGCCAGACCGACACGGCCAGCGAGGATGCCCCGCTCGAAATCCGGGACGAACTTGACGTAGAACGCCTCCTCGTCCGTCGCTCCGGTGAGGCCCCCTCGGGCTCGCAGGTTCCGCAGGTAGGCCGTGCAGGATGCCGTCATCTCCCGGACCAGCTCCAGGTTCAGCACGCTGCTGATGAGCTTGGACCGGCAGAATCCGGTGAAGTCCCGCCGCACCTTGAGGAACGTGGCCCGCTTCTGGATCTCTCCGGTGCCCACGGTCGTCCCGCTGACCACTCCGGGGCGGGAGAGGGTCTGGACTCCGAAGGTGAAGATCCCAGTACCGTTGCGGAAGGAGGTCTCGGGGTTGATCCGCTTCTCGTAGAGGCGGTCGCGGTTGGTTTCGATGAGGGTGGCCTCGTCCTCCAGCCCCACGATGCCCTTGTAGGGCCTCTGGGGACCTCCGGGAGGCAGCCAGACGCCTTCGTTGGTCGTACCTGCCATCCGGGCCCTCAGTCCCAGGTTGGAGGCCGAGCGGGAGACCACACGAGTCAGGGCCCGGTTGCGTGGGTCCTTCATCTTGTGGTTCGGCCATCCGATGTCTCCGTAGTCCGAGGAGGAGCGTAGGGTGTCCGTGACGTAGTCGATCACCCCATCCACGTCCAGACCCACGGGCGGATCGAGGCAGACCTGGAACCTCTGGATTTCCTCGGCCAGGAAGAGCACGGCCTGCTGCACATCAGCGTCCCGCCCCAGGGTCTCGGGAAGAGCGAACGAGTTGATCGTCTCCACATCCCGGAACGCCTGCATGCCGGTCCTGGCAGTGGCATCGCCGATCAGGTCGTTCTCGTCGAGCCCAGTGAGCCCGTCGTCACCACCGGTGAGGGCCTGATCCGTCACGTCCGCCGGGGCGTTGAGGGGGACGGGGCTCACGCTGGAGAGATCGGTCACGCGGATGTACACGCTACCGGAGAACTCGTCGTTCACGATCGTCTCGACGTACTGGCTCGTGTTGCGCGTGTTCATCGAGAGCCCGGCGTGGCGTTCCAGCTCCACCCCACCGGATCGGACCGTGAGGATGAACTCGATGGAGCGGACGGTTGCCCCTGCCTGGACGGTCTCCGTGAGGACGACGGCCTCGGTCAAGATGACCAGACCGTTCTCGATGCGCTCGACCTCGACGTAGAAGGGGTTCGGATCCGTGAGCGGCGCCGTGATGTCCGTGATCTCCAGGATCGACCCGGGAACCACGCCACCGATGCTCTCCAAGTCCAGGCTCGTGTCTCCGTTGGTCAGGAGAGCGGCCGTGACGGTGTTGACGAGGTTCTGGGCCAGGATCGAGGTTGCCAGCTCGTTGCCGTGGACACCCTCGGAGAGGGCTTCGACCAGGAGCGTGGAGACGAAGGGCCCGGCCTCGGTACCACCGTTGGCCACACCCAGATCCAAGCTCGCAGCCACGTCATCAACCAGTCCGTTGGTGACTACCACGGTCTTTCCAGCCGCGATCGTCCCATTGCGGAGAAGGAGCCGACCGTCGCTGGTGACGACACAGGTGAAATTGTCGAAGTCCGGCTGGTTGGCCGGGGTGACGGCGATGAGTGCACGCACCTCGCTCTGGATGTCCGCTGCGATCGCTGCCAGGCCAGCCAGAGGGGCGTTGAGAGCAATGGCCTGGACACCATCCCCCGAGAGGTTGATGCGGAAGTTGACGGCCGGTGCCGTCACGGTCGTCGCTGGAGTAGTGCCAGAGAGGGAGTAGCCAGGTCCACCATCCAGGAGCGTGGTGGATGCCTTGATGGCCGTGAGCGTGGAAGGGTCGGACGGATCGGTGTAGTGACCGAGCCTCTGGACCCACACCTCACCGGAACCTTCCGCGTTGGTCCAGTACACGTCCATCCAGAACGCGGCCTCGGCAGCGTCCAAGAAGCTCCCGAAGATACGGTTGAACTCCTCGGGGCTCCGGCATGGGGTGGGGACGAACGGGCCCTTCTCGGTGATCGCGAGGAGAGCCGTGGACGCCTCGTTGTCGGAGTCCGGGGCCACCGGCCGGTTGGGGGACTCGCTGAAGGAAAGAGCTGGAGATCGGAAAGCGGTCATCGGTCAGACCTCTCAGTCGGCCACCGAAGACTCGGGAGCCGGAACGGTGGATACCTCGGATCTGTCGGAATGCCTCTTCCGGGACCTCGGCTTGAGGTTCTTGGGAGGGATGAGGGGCACGGATTCGATCTCCTGGGCCTGGATGAGTCGCTCGGCCGGAGGAGGCTCGGAGGAGAGGCCGCTGTTGCCTCTCCTGGCCTTCTGGGGATCCTTGCGGGTGCGCTCCAGGATCTTGGCCGCCTTCTCCTCGGGGACCATCTCCTCACCCACGACCTTGAGGTACTGGACCTTACCTCTGACGGAAGCCGTGAGGGAAGCGAAGTGCGAACCGTTGGCGTGATCCGGTCCGACGAGGAAGTTGTTCGCCATGGGAGGGACGTAGAGCGACTTGATGTAGCGACGCGATCCCAAGATGGGGACCATCTGGTTGTGCGGATTGCGGACTCGGACGAACCGGACACTCATGGGCGAGATCCTTCCCCAGAACTCATTCGTCTTCCTCGACTACAACTTCTGAGCGAGGCACTTGGACCGGATCATCGTTGCTGAAGAGAGTGAGATCCACCCTCTGAAGTGACCGATGGTGATCGCAGACCTCGTCGTCGGGAAGCTGTACGTTCTGTAGGACGACCTCGCTGGTCGCCACTAACAGATTATCACTGTTCGACCCTGTAGTGGAAGCGATAGCTGGTCGGTCGATCGGGATGTGCTGCTCGACGATGTATCCATCCCGGATGGAATCGGTCGGGCCGTTGGTGAAGTAATCGTCGATGAACTTAGCGCGATCCGGGATCGTGAGAGCGTCCACGTCCTCGCGGTCAATGGGGATCACGAGGTAGGGGTTACGGATGAAGTATTGCCGAAACCGTTCGGAGAGAACGTGGAGGAGCCTCTGACGGTTGTGGAAAAGCTGGATGTCGAAGCTCACGTCCACGATCTGAGGGGGGCGGCGACGCTCAAAGCCATCCTGCCGCAGTCCATCGGGATCGACAAAGCGCGTTGGCTTGTAGACTTCCGTGGCGTTGTAGTCCGTCTGGTTGGGCGTGACCTGGGGACCGATCAGTCCGATGGCCGGGACAAGGGCCTTGGCGGTCTTCGGATCGGTCGGAGGCTCTGGTTCAAGGGTCGCGAGATCATCTTCGTCCTGGAGGACATAGCGGGTCGAGGTAGTCCACCCGACCGGAACTCCAACGAACTTGCGGAGATCCCGAATGAACCGCCGGATGACGAAGAGGAGGGCAACTGGTTCCAGGATGGGGAGTGGTTCGGATATCACCGGAACATCCTCATGGCTGGATGGCGCAGGACCATGCGGTTGAAAACATTCCTGACAGACAACTCGAAGCGCTCCCACCGCCCGAAACCACCACGGTTGTCGAGCGCTTGGATGACCGGTTCCCGGAACGAACGTGGAGGGATGCGGATCACGGTTCCCTGACGGAAACGAGGAACGATCCCACCGGACATCTTGTGCAAGAGCTTGAAGAACCGGACGATCGGGGGAGCCGTGGACACTGAGCCAGGGGTATGGGCGGACCGTGCGCCCACATGGATAGTTGCGCCGTTCTCGTGCAGCTCCGCTAGGGCTGCTAGTTCCACGGGTTGAGCCCGACGACCGGCATAAGACACTTTGGACTTCTTGTGTCCCCAGATCCCGACGAAGAAATGTCCGCGTTGAAGCATCCGAGTGTGGATGTTGCCGTGGATCTCCCGGTTCCGGTACAGGGGGTGCAATGGGAGAAGGCCGCGGTAGCCATGCTTCCCCCCGATCCTCTGGCGGGCCAGAAGGATGGCGATGGTCAAGTGGCTTACTTGCTTGGGCCCCGTCATCTTTCCTTGGGAGATGACCTCTTTCATCATTACCTCAGCGGTCACAGCCATTGCCCTGACCGCCTCGATCGCTGCCCTGTCGAAGTCACGGTGAATGAACGGAGCGTTCTGGAGGAAAACGCGATAGTCCTCGGAGAGGACAGCCCGGACGTTGTATGGGTCTCCGGGGGTATGGATACCGAGGATGGTCACGCTGCCATCACGCTCTCGAAGAAGAGGAGATAGAGTCCGAAAACGTCCTTCTGAGCTGAAGGACGGACTTCGAGGATCTTGTAGTCCACTGGGACCCGGGTGTTCTGTCGGTCAATGATCTCGACGATCCGCCAGTGGGGCTTGATCTGGTACTTGTTCTGCGTCTTGGCCTCGATGACAGCTCGCGAGCGGGTGTCCTCGTTGTCTCCAGTGTGACGCATGTTGGCCGCCCCGAAAACCGCGTGGCGGATCTGAGCCTTCACGGTGAATCTCCTGCCGTGGGCGACCTGACGTAGTTCGTCTTCGTTCTGGATGGGTTCCCGAAGATCGTCGTCCAGTTCCAGGAGATCGGATGGGATAGGCTCGATGGTGATCCTGATGGGCCAGATGAGACGAGGTGCGATCGGCATCAGACCACCCCGCCTTGACCCTGACGCCTGTAGGCGATGAGGAGCTGGTCGATCTCTGGATCCCCCGTGAATGGACCCGCGAGGCGGTTCTTGGCCTCTCCCATCCAGAGATGGGTGTCAGTCTTCTCCATGATGGTCAGATGCCTCATCCGCTCCCGATCGGCGATGTCCTTCGATCCCCACCGGAGAATGGTCTGACGTTCAGCCAGAAGATCCCCGAGACGGAAGATGTCGGATGGTGTCGAGAGGTCTGGGGCCGTATACCCGAACCAGCCTCGGACCAGGATGTTCTGGTTGCCAACATGGAAGCCCGTGTCTCGGATGCCAATCGAACCTGGACCCTGAAAACGCGTGTAGGGGGAGAGCTGCGAGCGGACTGATGGCACCCCCAAGTGAACGCGGTTGGGAGACCGAAACCTGATCTGGGGAGCTTCCCTGTCATCTGGGTTCGTGAGCCCACCGGAGCCATCGCCCGGGGCATCGAGAAAGCCGTCTGGGCGGGTAGGGACAATGGGATCGAACCGCTTACGACCCTGAACGTGGCGGTTGAAGACAACGTAGCTGCTAGGGGCGATCAGGGAGTCCCGGCCAGCACGGTTCGTGTCCTCCCGGACGTGGAGTTCGCTCACGGAGACGATGGGGTGCTCCAGGACCAAGTCGTAGAGCCCCTCCCCATTGACCTTCAGCTCGATCCACTTAGGGTAGAAGAAGCGTTCGGTGATCCGCTCGATATAGTCCGCCGCAGCCCGTGCCTCGCTCAAGAGATTGGCAATCGTGATCCCACTGATGCACTCGTCATCGAGCATCTTCCGAGCCAAGAGGAGTGGGTTGGTGTAGACGAACTGGAGACCCGTAAGAGAGCTAGTCTCTGGTACCTCCTGGGCGTTCAGGTAGGCCAGCGCGAATGTCCCTGGGGTATCGGAGGTGAACTCCAGTTCGATGAGGCGAGTGATCTCTGGATCCTGATGTGCGATCGGTAGATCAACGTGAGGCGTGAAGGTAGCCCCCACGTGCGTTGCCCGATAGATCCTGACTGTCACTGGACGGTTCTTGTCCGAGCTAGTGTACGGACCGTAGGGGTTCTCCAGATAAGCTCGATAGGAGGGCCCCGCCTCGATCGTCAGTACACCACGCGGAGCCGCTGGGGTGGTCATGACGTGAGGCCGGCGGAGAGAGAATGCGTCTCGATCACCGCCGGCCTCACCTTCCCTTCTCGTAACCGGTTACGAACGTCCTCGATCCTTGCGTCCGTGGATCTTCCGTAGGTACCTGGATCTCCTCAGTGACACCCGGATGTATTCGCTGTTCAAGAACTGCTGGAAGAGATCCGTGTCGCAGAGATCGGCCGGGTCATCGAAGGCCCACTCAATCACCGATGCGCTCTCTGAGACTCTCCTCGGGTACCCTTCGATGAGGACCATCGGGGTCATCTCGATCAGGTAGCAAGCGAAGTCGATGCTCTTGGTGAAGTAGACCTCACCTTCTCGCCGGGACTTTGACGAGATTCGATGGTGTCGTGTCATCCATCACTCGCCGGCCTTCTTCGTGCTCCGAAACCCACCCCGACCGGACTTCTTGGGTGGAGGAGGCGGCTCGGGAACCAGATCCTCGTCGTCGATGAGCGGGATGTCTTCGTCAGCGTCGCGGGCCACCTTGGAAGCCTCGTCGTCTGCTTCCTTCTTGGCCTTCAGCTCGGCTTCGACCTTGGCGCGGGCCTCGGCTTCGATACGGAACTTCCGCTCGGCCTCCGCCCGGTCCTTGGCATCCTGTCGAGCCTTCCCCTCGGCCTGCACCTTCTCCTTGCGCTCACTGGCCCTCCGATAGCGTTCCGCCACCTCCTGGACCGAGATCGCGTCGGGGTCCTTGGCGGTGTGATAGAGGGGGCGACCGTCCCTGGTCTTCTTCCGCATGTAGTGGGCCCATCGGCCCTTTGCGATCCTGGCCCGACGCTTACCATCCTTGCTGGCCACGATCGTCGGAGACGTGCGGAACCCACGCACGATGGGCCCCCCGGCCTTCCCGGGGGTCGGGAGCCAGAGGAGGAACGTCGCATCGTCCCCATAGGGGTACGGGGGGATGGTTCCTCCTCTGGTCAAGTCTGCGATCGGAACGGGCGCCTCGGGGGTCATCTGTCAGCTCCGTTTCTGTGGGGTCCGAGATCAGACCTCGGACAGGGTTCCGCTCAGGCGGAAGTAGACGAGCCAGCGGTTCGCGCCGGCGTTGGAGAAGTCGGTCACGGAGGACCGGTTCACCAGGTGATCGCGCCGGACCCGCACGAAGGAGAGCGGGTCCACGATCAAGTCCAGAAGGGCTCCGGTGGACTCGACGTAGGGCTGGATGGCGACGATCTCCGGGGTATCGACATTGAGGGCCACCTCGGTCTCGGTACCGACCGCCTCGGTCGCGGGGAAGTTCAGGAGGCTCGCAGCGGCCGCATCTCCGAAGACGAGGACCTTGGCGTCGATCCCCAGACGATCGGTGGTAATGCGGACCGCTCCGCCGTTCACTGACGCCACCGCCGCGGTGAGCGTGCGGTTGATGACCACCACGACCTCGGCGGCGGTCGCCAGAGCCGGGTCCACGAAGTCCGCGGCCTCGAAGGAGATGGTCTGGGGGCCGACGTTGTCCGTCCCCGAAGAGCTGACGATGCCGTCGGCGGCCCTCAGCTTCAGGTTGTCGGCAGCGCTGTTGGCCGCCCCGTCGGTGTAGACCAGGCTCATGTCCGCACCGCGCTTGCCGGTCTTCGATTCGTAGTAGTCGTCGGCCGTCTGCACGGTGGTACCCGCGGAGATGAGCGCCCCCGGGGTGAACTTCTGGGTACGGATCTTCTTGACGCGGCCCCCTCCGAAGATTTCGATGATCCGCACCTCGATCACGGTGGCCGCCATGATCCGCAGCGAACTGCCTCTCCGGAGACCCTGGACCGTGTCCACTTCGATCTCGTTGACCTCGACACCGCTGGCGAGCGCCTTGGTGAGGGTGGTCGAGAACGAGGGGGGCGAGTAGGTCATCGTGAAGAGGCTGTAGGCCCTCTGATTCCTCGCCGATGCCGCGGTCAGGGCCCTGACCGCTGCCTGGAAAGCTGCGGCCACGTTGGCCCCACCGGTGACGGTACCCAGGTCGATCTCCTGGGTCGCTTCACCAGCGATGCTCACCTTGATGGTGTCGGATGCCGCGTTGACGGTCGCCAGAGCCGGGAAGAGGCCGGAGCGATGTGTGGCGACCGAGCCTGGGGCATTGTTCCTGTGGGGGTAGTCGTTCAGCAGGATCTTGAGGTCGGGGAACTCCGCCGCGTCGAAGTCGTAGGTCCCGACTGCGGAAGTGCGAACTGCCGCAGCCGAGACATCGGGGGCCGGGACATCGACCGGAGCACCCAGGACTCGAAGAGCCTCGGGCAGCCGCGACCGCAGGAGGTTGAACCGAGAGGAGAGATCGTTCGGGAGCGGACCGGGCGGCAGCTCGCTCGAATCGAGCTGCGGCTCGGCGACCGGGAAGGAGCGGGTCATGGCTGCTCCAGTTCGTCGGGGCCCCTGGGGACCGTAATCCCCAGGGGCCGATCAGTGGTTCGAGGTGGTCAGGATCAGGGAGCGGTGAAGAAGACGTTGGCCTGGACGCCCAGCTCGGTGTCGGTCAGAGGCTCGTAGCCGGAGACCCCGTCGTCCGCACCCAGCGAGGTGTCCACGATCTCGAAGCCCAGCTCCGAGTTGGGGGTCGGGTCGTCGGCCACGAGCTGCGCGGTGGACGATCCGCCGACCCGGAGCGAGGTGGCGCCGGCCAGGATGTTGGACATCCTGACGAAGGCGGTCTTCTCGATCAGCTTCCAGTCCATGCGGAACCGCAGCACCAGGATGTAGACCCCGGCCCGCACGTCCACGTCGTGCATCAGCTCGATACCGGCGTGGAGACCGACTGCGATGTTCTGCGGGTGGGTCAGGAATCCCTGGCTGTAGTTCGACACCGACTGGTAGGCCAGGTTGTCGGGGAGGTTGACGGTCGGGACGAGGCGCACTCCGAAGGGCCGGAGGGGACCTCCTCCGGAGAGAGCCGCGTCGCCCATCGGACCGATGCGGCCCGCCACGTTGGCCCGCCAGTCGTGCTGGACGTTCCACGACATGTAGAATCCCATGTTGGGCAAGCCCCGCTGGAACTCCGGGGGCATCAGCTTGAGGGTCCTGTGCCAGAGGTCCTGGGTCGGAGCATCGCCCTCGTGGTCGTACTCGATGGCGTCACCCTGGACGACGATGCCGTCCATCTGGGCGGTGAAGGGATCGACCGTGTTGCCGGTATCGCCGAGCAGGCCGACCTCTTCGGAGTCGAGACCGACCCTGGGGGCGAGAGCCCGGAGGATCGAAGCGATGAGGCCCATCTTCTCGATGTTGTCCTCCAGAACCTCGATCGGAACATCGACCTCGGCCTTGAAGGTGTGGGCGGAAAGCTCCTGCATGGAGAAGCGAGGAGCCGCCCGCTCGACATCGGTGAGGGCGGTGTTCTCGGAGCCGGCCCGAAGGACCCGGCTGTCGAAGCGGAACTTCTCGATGCGGCGCCGGGGGCGCTCCATCGGGATGATCTGGGCCTCGTTGAACACCGAGGTCTCTGGAAGGGCCAGCTCGATGAACTCCCGAGCCTGCTCCGGGAGGAGGAGGCCGGCTTCATCGGAAATCTGGCGAACGCTCAGGTCAGCCTTCGCCATGAGGACTTCGCGGCTGTGAGACACGATTGATACTTCCTTTCAGAGGAAGAGGTGAGGTGGAGTGGTCAGTTCTTCCGGGGGGTACGGACGAAGGCGAAGCTGTCCTGACGCTCAGCACCGCCGTAGAAGGACACTCCCTTGGTCGTGTCCTTCCCCTTGGTGAAGTTGGGGTCGGAAGCGGCACCGGGAGGAGGCGGAGACGGGGGGATGGGCTTGGTCGCCATCGCCATAGTGTCCACCTGGGCCTTGAGACCCGTGAGGGACTTCTGGAGATCGGCCAGGGCGGTCTTGATCTCGGGATCGGCCTTGGAAGAGGCTTCGATCTGCGCCAGCTTCGCCTTGAGGCCGTCCACTTCCTTCTGGATGTCTTCGGCCTTCATCATCACGCCTCCGGCCGACGGGGAGCCGGCGGTGATGCCACCGGGATTGGCGCCCTGGGACTGGAGGACCGAGAAGTCCACGGTCCCGAGTCGAGCCCCGAAGAAGTTGACCGGTACGGGGAGCTTCACGACGTTCGAGGATGGCGCCATCAGGAAGGCTACGCCCATGGCCTTCTGAACGACGGCCTTGATGTCCTCGGCGTTGAAGTTGGAGAGCATCGCCTTGAGCACTGGGTCGTTCTCGACGGCCCTGGTCATCTCGGGGCTCTTGGCGATGAGCCCGAGCACGCACGCCTCGAAGGCGGCCGTGCGCTCCAGAGCAGCCTTGGTGATCTCGGCCAGGGCCTCGAAGCTGAGGTTGGCCTTCTGTTCCTGTCCCGGCATGGGCTGTTCCTTTCGCTCGGGGGGAGTCGGAGGAACGAGCCTCCCGGGATGGGAGCCGTCCCCGAAGAAGAAGTTGCGAAGAGTCTTGAGGATGATGTCCGTGATGCGGGACTCGTTGGCCCCGATCTCTTTGTCCGCGAGTCGTTGCTCGAAGGACTTGTAGATTGGGACGTAATCGGCGATCGAGTCGGCCTTGAGGATCTTCCAGTCCCGACGGTTCGCGCCCTTCTTGGTCACAGTGATGAAACGGATCCCCATGTCCGTGAGGCGGGTCGGCTTGGTCTTCTCGGTCTTCTCGGTGGTCGCGTCCTGGTTCTTGTAGATGAGTGGGTACTGCTTGTCCTCGTCGTAGACACGCTTGCCCCGCCCAGCCATCGAGTAACCGTTGAGGTCGCCCTTCTTGATCTTCTGCCAGACCGTATCGTTGAGGATCTTGGTCCCAACGACCCAAGAACCGGGAGTAAAGAGTGGATCTCCAGCCTTGGCCACCCAGCTCTCGACGACCCGGCATCCGTTGGGTACGAAGTCATGCTCGGTGTCGATGTTCCCAAGGAGTCCCATGATCATGAAGTCGTGGGCAGCCTTCTCGATGTCCTCGGGGAGGGCGAAATCACCCTGGGTGTCCACGAGATAGGGGACGTAGACTTCTCCGTAGACGATCCGCTTCTCCTCGTCCACCTTGGCGAAGGGAATGAAGGCGTCCAGCTCTTCCGCATCCTCCTCCACGAAGAGGGCCGTGATCCCCGGAGCGATGGGGATCGGCTGGGGAACCTTCTCGGAGTCCTTCTGGAAGAGGGTGATCGACTGGGCGGTCTCGATGGGCCGTGCCAGAGAAAGGAGGTTGCGCCGGGCCCACTCTTCGACCGTCGGACGGGAGAAGGAGCCCTTGTCGAAGACGACGGCGGAAAGCACTCGGGTCTGGTCGGACTTCTTGAGGCCCACGGACCGGAGCACGTCTTCGCTCACCTCGATGTTGGGGAACTTGCGTCTGATCTTGGAAACCAGTGTCCTCTTCTCCTCGGGAGTGAGGTCCGATTGGTTCATCCGAGCAAGCGCATTGCGACCGTGCGCCTCGTCGGGGATGGGGAACTTGCGCACCTTGTCCTCACCGGATCCCCGCACGACACCGTAATCGGCATCTGAGAGATCCGTGCGGGCCTCGGCATCAAGTTCGGCCACTGAATGGCTCCTTAGACGCGAAAACCCGCGGGAACCAGTCCCGCGGGTCCGTGCTCCGGCTACCCGAATAGTTCTCGTAACCGGTTACGAGAACTTCGCCTAACTAAGATAGAACATAGCCGCTGAGGATGCAAGCGGCTAGATCATCTAGTCCTTCCAGCGGAGAAAGAGGGCCTGGATGGCGCTCTGGATCTCTTCATCTGAGGAATCTTCGTGGGAGACCGTCGCCTCGATCCTGTGTTCCATGTCTGGCCCCGCGGTCGCATTGACCTTCTGTTGGGCCGCCAGGCGCCCGTCCCGGAACCTCAGAGTGAGATCGGCGTGCATCCCAGAGACAGATAGCTGCTCGATGATCTGAAGCGCGATCCGTAGGTTCTGACGGGCAGTACGCCTGTTGTGCGAGTTGTTCATCCGCGATCGACCGACGGTGCGGGTTCGACGAGGATCTGTAGCTTCTCCTGGTCTTGTTGCTTCTCGATGATCTTCTGCTGGATGGGCTCCACCGTTCCCAGGTGAGGACACTCGATTTTCAGACCCAAGACCGCTACGCATCGGCGCTCGCCCTCCATCTGTCTCTGGAACCGACAGGCTTCTCCATGTGGAAGGTGACAAGTCGGGAGTTTGGCGAACCTCTCCTGATTGTCTTTCTGAGAAGGCTTGTCCTGGAGTTTCGATGCGATCCGGGCCCTAGACCCGAAGCCCATCGGCCCTGTCCCTAGGAACATGGCCATTCCCTCCTACGCATTCGTGGCCCCCGACACAGGCCCCATTACTCCCCGTCTCGTCCAACTCGTAGAAGCGGCAGGAAACACAGGCTTCGACTTTCTCATGAAAGTCGGGGCAGAAGTTCACCTTCTCGCTGAAACGGTTACAGGGATTGGCACACCGGTAGCACATCGGGACCGACTTGGTTCCAAGATCCAGAAGTTGTGGCTTGGAACTGACTTTCTCGAAGGCCATGGCTATCTTCTGAGTCGAACGTGCAATCCCCTGGAGGATCTTGTCCAAGCGCTCCAAGTCATCGAGAAAGGGCCCCCGTTCATGAGGTGGGAGACCCGCGATGAGGATGATGAGCTTCTCGGAGAGTTCCTCGAACATCAGGACTTCGCTGCCTCCCTAAGGGCTCCGAGTGCCACCTTCTCTGGATCGGCCACGCAGTAGATGTAGTCGTCCTCCAGACCCACCGCGACGACGTTGTCCTCGCCCCCAGCCAGGATCTTCTCCACGAGGTCGAGCGCTCCCTCGAAGTCCTTGGCGACGTAGACCTCCCGCATCTCACGGTCGAAGTCCTCTTGGATGGCTTTCCAGAGAGGATCAGCGCTCTTGACGACTGTGGACTCGAAGAGAAGGCCCTGCTTCTCTGGACGCACGCCGAAGAACTTGTCCTCTGGATTCTCAGCCGAGGTATCCGAGCGGAGCCGTGGACCTTTCTTCCCATCTGAGGGTTGACCCGTTGGGGGACCCTTCTGGGCCATCTGCTGTTGGACCGCGTTGAGCTTCGCCTCGATGAGCACCAGAGGAAGGGGCTTTGTATTGATGTCCTCTGACCTCTTCTTGAGCTGCCGGCCGAGGATAGCCTCGACCTCCGGTTGGAGTTCTCCAACCGGGCTCAGTCCGACCTTGGCGAGGTTCACAAGGATCTCCGCCATCTCCTTGTTGTCGGGCGGTGCCGGGGTCTTGGTGCGGAAGCGCCAGAAGTTGACCCGGAGGGCCGGCATGAGGGTCTTGTCCACCATCTTGTCGAAGTCGTCCCGCTCGGGACGAAAGACGAAGACCTCAGAGAGGATGATGGCCGCCGCGCCGGTATTGCGGTTGAGGTTCGGCTCTTGGCCCATGATGGCCTTGGCGAACCGCCAGATGGCTCTGAACTTCTCCTGACCGCTCTTGTCGTACTTGTCGTGCGTGGCGTCGGTCTGACGATCAGCCTGCATGCTCTTGATGTCAATGGTGGGCGTACCCGTGGCACCGAACATCCTCTGGCGAGCCTGGTTCTCGGCCTCCAGGATGATGACTCCAAAGAACTTCTCTCTACCCCGCTTCTTCTCAAGGGTGTTCTCGATCATCTGCTTCGACTGCTGGCCCAGCTTCCCACCAGAAACGAGGATGAAGTAGGGGGGGACCATGTTGTTGTCGAAGAGAGAGGCGTTCACGGTCTCCATCGCGATCATCCCCTGGATGCCATCGCGGTAGCCGAACCACCGAGGATAGGGGTAGGTCGCTCCATTGCCCGAGTACATCGCATCCCAGAGGATCTCGTTGCCTTCCTTGAAGTCTGGATGCTGCGCTAGGTACCGCTCTTCGGAAAGAGTCGGTCGAACCTCGTCATCGTAGAAGACTCGGTCGTATTCGTCAGTCTGGCGGTTCCATCGGTACTCCCCGACAAACTTCCCGGTCATCGAGTCGAGAATGCGCGGGTCGCCAAACTCCTTGAACCAGATGAACGTCATCCCGCTACTCGTGAACTGAGCGAACCGCCGGAACCGCATTGGCCTATCGGTCTCCACGATCTCGATGGCGTTGATCCGCAGGGGCATCCTCGCTCGGATAGCGTCCCCACGAAGCGTCATGCGGAGAGACGCAGCGACCACGTGCTCGATCTGGATGGGCATCCGGCTACGAGGATCGCGGATGATCTCGAAGGCGCCGGCCCCGATCTTTTCTCGGTCAATGCGGAACCTCTTGCGGAGGACCGTGAAGTCGTATAGGGGATGGGCGTTGTCGAAGAAGCTCTTGAGCATCTTCAGCTCATCGGACTGCTCCCGCTCCATCCGCCGGATGGCCGCCGCCGTCTCCCGGGTACGGATCTTAGTGAACCATCTAGCCTCCGACTCGACGAAGGCCCGCAATCCATGCCGACTCTTCCAGAGACGGACCGATGGCCAGAGTTCGGCCTCCGATAGGGGCTTCGGGTCGTGCTGGCTCTTGAGGATGGGCAGGGAATCGACTGCCACTTCCAAGAAGCGTTGGTAGTCACTACCGGTCGGATGGACGAAGTCCCGGAAGTGCGTGGGGGAGGAACGGTCGGCTTCCACCTCGTAAGACTTCAAGAGAAGTTCACGCTGCTTGGGGTCGCCGTCGAACATCTTGAAGAGGCGAGCGATACCATCAGTTTCGAGCCTCTGGAGGAGATCCCCCTCCAGATGCTCTTGGATCATCTTGCGATCCTCCGGGTTCTTGAAGTCCACGGTCTTGTAGAACATCCAGCCGGGACCATCGACGTTGTTGGCCATGGCTTCGATGATCGGACTGAAGAGGCCGTAGTCGTTGGTGATGCGGACCAAGGCCATTGGTTCGACGTGAGGGATCTGAAGCTGGTGATCCGCGAAGAGTCCATCGAAGGAGTCCGCGTAGGCCACCTCGATGGTTCGAGACTGAGGGACTTGATGGATGGATGGATCTGGAGGAGGGGAAGCAGGCGGAGGGGCCTGAAGCTGGAGAGCCCCCATCGGTACCTTGGCGAACTCCCCATAGGCCGTCTTCTGGAGGTAAGTCCTCGCGGATCGTTCTCCGTCCACCTTCTCGGAAGAGACAGGGATCTTCCTGTACCGATAGAGCCCCGAGGTGGGGTCAAGCTCCTCGGTGTAGGTGTATACGGTCTGTGGAGGAGAGGTTCTCTGGGGTGTCTTCTGGGCCACTTCTCATCCTCCGTAGGCTTCGACAGAGAGCGTGATGTCCTCTTCGATCATCATATCTGGGAAGTCTAACAGACGATGGGCGATCGCCGCCGTGATGATCGTGTCGTCGTGGAACCCCGGTGGATGCTCGGGACGACCCTGATCGTCAAGACGGAAGACCTCCATCTCAGTCTGCCGTGGAGCGAATGCAAGCTCTATCGAGTTCTCAGCGCAAGCCTGGCGCAGGCCATGAAGCATCTGGGGACGGGTCCGGCGGTTGGTCTGCCATCCTAGCTGCCCCATACCTTCCGCTGCCCTGGGGTTGTACTCATTGGGATGGAAGAAGAGGTTGGGGTAGAAAAGCTGAGACCAGAGGATGTGAAGGACCACGAACCCCGAGTTGTTGGCCTCCGGGCCCAAGAGAGCGTAGTTGTACTTGCGGGCCAACCAATTGAGGGCAAGCGCGAAATCCTCGGGCTTCATCCGGGAGTAGAGTGTTGCCACTTCCCGGCGACGCTTGCGGCTCATGACGCTCCCACAGTTCCAGTCTCCATCCTCCTTACCCTGAGAGGTGTCTGCCCCCAAGACATAGCGCTCTCCCGGCTCTGGCTCCTCGTAGATGTACGCCCAGCGAGGATAGGAGTTGCCTTTGGGGTCCTGCTCCTGGCGAACGCGCTTGGGAGACCTTGGAGTGCAGTGGTTTTTCTCGAAGAAGCAGCGCTGCGATTGCTCGAAGGAGCAGCAATACTCTTGGTACCAAGCGCGCTTGCCCTCGTCTGACTTCTCAAAGTTCATCTCAGACTTCTTGAAGGCTACCCACGCATCGTCGTACTCGGGGTTCAAGTAGTAGGGCAACTCGAAGAACTTGTACTGACTCTCCCCCCCTTCCAGACGAGCCTCGGAACAAGCCCGATGGAAGTAATTACCGACACCCCGGGGAGTGGACTCCATCGTGACTGAGCCAGAGTGCTGGGGAACCGAGTTGAGAAGACCCTGGAGAGCTTCCTCGTCGATCTTCCAAGACGATACCTCCGTGCAGAAGAGGTTGTTGCATGTGTAAGAACGGCCAGAAGCGTCGTCCACGATCACTACTTGGATCGAGGAGCCAATGGCATCGAAAACCATCATGCCGATCTTGTCTCGGCGTAGGCGGGGACGGAGTGCTTTGGGGAAGCACTCATACATCATCCTCATTGTCTGAAGACATTCCTCTCCAGCCTGCTTCTCATGTGCGATGACGAACGTGGTCGTGGCCGGCGTGGTCATCGTGTCCCAGAGATAGTACGCCAAGAGAAACGTAGTGAATCCATGCTGGCGAGCCTTCAAGAGGATGTCTCGGCCCCAGCGATGGAGGAGGAAATATATCTGAGCGATGTTCAGCTTGAAGGGCTCGATCGCCCGGCCCTTCGTCCTGATCCAGATGAAGGACTCACACGCATAGCGGAAGTCTGTCAAGAACAGCTCGGCATCGACCTTGTCCAGGATCTTGGGATCGTCCTTGTCGAGCGTTGGCCACGGGATCATATCCCGATGAGTCAGGCCCATCGAGGCGAGGATCAAGCTCCAGCGTGCTTCCCCAGTCGTACCCCGGATCGCTTCCTCCACCGCACGGCCATCTGAGAGAACTGGTACTTTTGGTAACCGGTTACGTTTCTCTTTGGGGAAGGATGAAACTAGGGTCGGTTGAAACCCCTCTGGAGGGGTGATCTTCGCGAAGGGGTTTTCGGGGTTCTCGAACCGAACGCTACTCGTCGTCGATGATGAAGTCGGCGTCCACAATCGAGGAGTCTCCAGTGGAGACTGTGGCTGGGGCCTCGGAGCCGGCCGATCGAGGAGGATCCCCTGCCCCCTGAGACTCGATCCTCGGAACATTGGGCTCTCCTTCTACCTCGAACTCGATCTGGCGCTCCATTGCACGAATGGTCCCTCCGCTCTTCATCTTGAGGATAAGTCGAGCGAAAGCATCGTTGTCGGGAGTGTCCTTGGGTTCGTTGTTCGTTCGGAGCACTCCCTTGGCCTGCATGATAAGCCGACCCGCCTGGACCGTATGCTGGTGAGTCGGGTTCGTAGCAATGTTGAGCATGTTCTTCATTACCGCAAGCAGTCCAAGTTCCGAAGTGAAGTCCATGACCATGCGCTTGGCCCGTTCGATGAAACTGGGGGTCCGCATGATACGGCTAACATCCCGAGTCTCGACTGTCTTGTATCCAAGACGCCGTAGTTCATCCGCAAAGTCCCTTGGATCATACTTGCAGAACCCCCGACAGGTCACGAGACCGAGAAGAAGGACTTCGAGATATCCAACCCCTTCTTCCCGCAGATCGCAGATGAAGTCCTTCAGTCTCTTCTCGTCCTCGACGAGTTCCGCGACTGGATCCGCGATGAGGGCGTCCTCAGCCACGGTAGAAAGTGCCTCCGACCTCTTCCCTGGCCTCTTCTTCTAGGTTCTCATCCTGATCCAACATCCGGCGCCCAGCAACCCGCATCTCGTCCTCGAAGCCGCTCTCATGCATCCAGGAGCGGAAGCGCTTCTCGGCCTTCGTGTATATCTCCCGCACGGCAGAGACCGAGGTACGGATCCTGCGAGCGATCTCCGGGAACTCGATCCGGTCCCTGTATAGCCAGAGCATGATGACCCGGTAGACGCGCTCCTCGCGTCTTGGAAAGACGATCCTGAGAATGGCATCGAAGCGTTCGTCAGAACGTGGGACCACGATGATCTTCCACCTCTGTTGATACAGTTCCACCTGCTGTAGGGCTGGGATCTTCTCTTCGTCTGCCCATCCCTTACGCCAGCGATTCTCCGTCACCCAATCCGGTCGCCGGAGGAGATGGACGTTCTTGGTCCTGGCATTGTAGATGCCGATCCGCTCGATCATCTCCTCGTAGGTAGGAGTCTTCGGCTTCACCCGACGCCAGATTTCTGACTTGATTGTCCTAGTCCTGGGGTTCTTGACGAAGGGGGTCGTGGAGGGCACGTCAGTCCCGCTCGAAGATCATGATGTGCTCGTGCTCGAACAGCGTGAAATTGTTCACGATGGCGCGGTACCGCCAGAGGCCCTTGTGGGCTCCAAAGCCCTTTCCCTTGGTCGTCCCGATGTTCTTCACGATGTCACTCTTTAGCCGGTAGCCGATCGCTCGGATCCTCCGAGCACATTCGGATGGAAGAAGAACCAGCTCCCCAGAAGTATAGATGTCTGAGATGACGAGTGCCAAGAAGCGGCCGCTTGGAAGAAACCGAGAGAGATTGCGGACCACGTCGGCAAACAAGTCGAGGAAGTCATCCACCTTGTACCGCGATAGATCCCCTGGCTCATGGCTGTAAGAGACGATATTCGCGTAGGGTGGGTGCAGGATGATGAGATCGACTGTCCCATCAAGAGAGAGGGTCCTCGCGTCGGCTCGGACGATCTTGGATCGAACTGGTCGGATGTCCGAGGCAAGGATCGTCCGCCCTAAAGTGGCGCCCACGTCGATCGTCGTCCCACTCCCAGCAAAAGGATCCAGTACCACGTCTCCAGGACGCGTGTACCTGCGCATCAACTGGTAGGGGATCTCGGGGATGAAGTTCCCGTGGTAGGACGCTAAGCCAGCTCCCTTGGATCTTGTCTGGTCGATCCAGAGAGAGCCGAAGCGGATATCATCGGGAGGAGTCTTGGGGTCGAAGTCCCCTAGAAAGCTGGGCACGACTAACTACTTCTTGAGACCCCAGACCTTCTTGAGTTTCCGCTTTCGGAAGCCTTGATTCAAGTGCGAGATCGTATCATCGTCCTTCTCGATGATGGTCCTCATCTTGATTGCCCGATGGTGAGAGGTCTCGGGGAGCAGTTCGGTCATCTTGCCTCGGGCCCTGGCCTTCTGGTGGACCAACCAGATGGCTTGCCGTTCCAAGAACTTCGCCATCGCCTCCCGGCAGTGGGTCTCGTAGGAGGGAGAAGCGGCGATCTGCTCCTGGATCTCCCGAACCGGGTAAGTGTTCGTCCCATAGATCCGCACTGAGTCTCGCAGCGTGATGACCCGTTGACGGCACTTGGTGCAGACCAAGTGGAATGCCTTGCCCTCTTTCAGGGAGACAAAGCGGGCCACTCGATAGAGGGTTGAACACCGGGACCAAGGACAACGGATCTGGACGGCCAGAGCATAGGGTTGCTCCGTGAAAAGAGCGACCGTTCCCCCGACCTTGGCGAAGGCCATGTGGCTTGCAATGAAACTGATGTAGGAATCGGAGTTCTTCCGCTCTTCTCGGTTGATGACTTTGGCCGCCCGCTCATCCCGGATGTCTTGGATGACCTTGGCTCTCAGGTCCCGTATGTCGAAGCAAGGCTTTCTTGGCACGGGCGGCCTCCATTTGTAGTCGAGCGAAGTGCTCGCGGACCAGACGATCGGAACGGCGCTGGTTCTTCTCTCCTGGCTCCAGGGAAAGATAGTACCACTGGCGCGGATAGACAGTGACGATGCGTTCGTGTGGTTCGGGATGACGTAATCCGACCCACCAGATGAGACACCCTCTCTTCCATCTCCATCGACTGGAGCGATACTCGAACCGCTCGGTCACTTCCAAGACTGTTGCCGCGTAGACAACCTCTTCTCCCAAGATGAAGTAGATGGGATCAGCCGGCCGGACGTGGGATGGGGGAGCATTCAGGGTCACGCTCCCGAGGCCATCGAGCTGCATTTCCCGAAGCGCGAGGGAAGCCTCCTCGTCGGCCAGCCGCACTGCAATGGGTACGCCACGCCTGGGGGTCTTGGGGTCCTGGGGACGATACGCGGCCTGAAATGATACCCGGGGGAACCGGGGAGGGACGACTACGATTGGGGAGGGTCCTCCGCTGCCTTGATCTTCGCGATGTTCTGTTCCCAGTAGTCGAGCGCACTTACAGTCGAGCCAGTACCCTTGGAGATGGGCTTGGGTACTCGGCCCTTCCCACCTTCCAAGGCCGCAAGGATCTTGGGCACGAGTGATGCCATCAGGTCGTGGACATCGAACACGGATAGATGGCGGTCGATGATGGTCTGACCGTGGGTAGCAAGATGATTCTGGCGCAGAGTGGGCCCAGTGATTGACTTCTCGAACTCCGTGAGATCGAAGGGTCCGAAGGCGGCACGGTCAGACTTCTGGACGATGGTGTACCCGGTTGGGTTCCTTGGATCGGGCAACCATCGGATCTCATGGGATTCCGGGGACGGGAGTGGGGGGAAGAGTATGACCGTTCCGCCCATGCCCTCGATCTGCCGCTTCTCCATGTCAGTCACTTGGGTATCCACATGGATGATCTTGAGGCCCTTCCTCGCCAGGCGGGAGTAGCCAGTCGCCTTGTCCACTCGAAGATCCGTACCAGTGATGGCCCGAACCACTCCGAACCCCGAGGCGAATTTGGTCTTGCGGAATGTCTCGTTGATCTCGTCCTGCTGCCCACTCCACCTCTCCCAGGGCCCCGCATACCCCATCTCCTTGGTGAAGTTCTGGACAGAGAGGAGCATCTCGGGAGAACTGGTGGTCTCGGGCATGTCTGTGTGCAAGTAGAGCTGCCCATACCTGGAGCACCAGTCCAGGAAGAAGGCTGAGTACTTGCGAAACACATGGCCCTTGGGGTCCGACGAGGAGATCAACAACCTTTCAGGCTTGACCAAGAACGCATACATCTGGGCTCCTCCGGTAGGGAGTCTACAGTAGAGCCTGTGTAGAAAGTAAGAAAGAGGTGGCCCTTGCAGTTCGCTGAGATCCGAGAAGCATACCGTGAATGTCGAATGTGCCAACTGCATGTTCGCAGGAGCCGGATCGTCTGGGCCGAGGGTGGGGTTGCGCCCATCATGTTCATCGGGGAAGCCCCCGGAGTAGAGGAAGATGGGTGTGGGAGGCCGTTCGTTGGAACCTCCGGCAAACTCCTCAGAAGGCAGCTTCGGGATCTCGATTTCAAGGCGGGGGACTTCTCCATCTCGAATGTCGTCCGATGCAGACCCCCGAACAACCGCACGCCCAAGCCCGAGGAGGCTGCTTCCTGCCGGCCTATCCTGGATGCGGAGATCCACGCGGGAGGAGCTGTCCTGCTGGTCTCTTTAGGCAACACGGCCTTGCGTTCACTTTTGGGCCCCGAGGTCCCGGGCGTGAGCCTACTGCGTGGGGAGACATACCGCTTGGGCCGCCAAGTGCTGTTCCCGACGTTCCACCCTTCGGCCTGCTTGCGACGACGAGAGACGCTTGAGCTGTGGCGCGATGACTTGGCTGAAGTGAAGCGGCGCCTGGGCCACTGGCGTAGCGGACAGATGGAACTGGCCCTGGAAGTGACCAATGACCTCTACGGACTGGAGACGTGCGCAGATCCCCTGTCCCTTGGATCAGGGGTCGGCTCCGAAGAGTGACTCTTGGTGAGCCACTTGTAGAGGGCCTCGCCTTGGGGCGTCAAGTGGTAGACCCTGCGCCCGTCCCTGCGCTCCTCGATCTGGACTTGACCGGCCCGGACAAGGATCTGGGCCTCAGTATCGTCCAAGAGTCCTTCCTTCACGGACCAAAGAAGCTCTAGCACGGCTCACCTCCTGCCTTCACCGGCTTTTGTAACCGGTTACAGATTCCCCTAGCTACATTGTAGCGGGCAGCCCACATTTTGCCAATCTCATGGCGAGGTGGGATGAGGCGAACGCGCATCCTTTCTTCCGGTGGGATGTCCTTCCTCCAGATGAACCAGGCAAAGCAGATGGTCGATGCCCCAATCTGGTTGACCTCTGGGGTGCCTTCGGGTACTAGCTTGACCCTTGAGGAGAAGACGTAAATGTCCACGGGATGGCGCTGAAAGAAGAAGTACCTCTCGACGGACTCAATGAATTGAAGCCGAAGAAAGAGAGCGACCGAACACTTAGCCGTGGCCAGGGCCACCTCGGCGAACTCAAGAGCAATCGAGAACGGTGGGTTAGTGACAATGTGGTCAGGAGTCGTCCACGGATGGGCAGTCTGATCCAAGAAATCCACTTGGGGGTAAGTGTGGTGGGGGAAGGGCCGGATGTCCGAAGTGACAATCGAGATCCCCGGATATGAACGCAAGACCCCGGCGATAGCCCCGAGGCCGGCTGCGGGTTCCAGGACTGTGCCCGAGAAGGGCGATGCAGTTAGGAGGAGAGCCCTGGTAGCCCAAGCAGGTGTCTCGTAGTTGTCCGTCTGGGAGAAGCGCCTGCCAAGACGAGGGGGTTCCACTGTCAGCTACATCGACGCCAGAAAAGCAGAAACCCCCGGCAGCTTTGGGGCCACTGGGGGTCTGCGGGTACCGCCGATGATCGAGACGATCCGGTCCGTGGCTTTCGCCCGTCTCCTTCTCGGCTCGATCTAGCGCACCCTCTCGTCTCCTCCCGGGCTCTCGCCTAGGTCGTTCCGAGGAACCCGGTCATCGCCGCCTGCGACTTCGTCCGTGGTTCCTTGGCTCTGTGGTATCCGCTGGGGGGACGGATCTCAGGCTTCGGTTCCACGCCTTCGAGGGGGATCGCCCTCGACCGATGGGAGAAGGATGGCCCCAAAGGGGCCTCGCCGTCAACAACTTTCGTTCTCTCCCGCTCTGGGAAAGAAACTACAGCTCGTTGGGTGCGTTCTCCGTCAGGCGAAAGCACGCTTCCTCCCCCTCCGGGGTGGGTGTCCATCTGTCCCCCTCATGGATGAGGAAACCGAGCTTGACGAGCTTCTCCAATCTCTTGAGAAGGGAAGCATGCTTCCCCTTCCTCCCCCCTGGACCATAGAGAGCACAGGCCAGCTCCCCGAAGGAAGTGGCCGACCGACTGGGGAAGTCTGCCCTGGCGATGACGAGGCTCAAGAGTATGTGAATGGCCGTGCCCCCGAGAAGATCACGCTGGGACCTCGGTGGCTGTTGTAGGAGATCCTCTGGGAGCAGATAGCGTGTGTTCATGGCCCAGCCGACCCGAACGATCCGACCATCCGCGAGAAGGCGGTTCATGTAGAAGCGAACGGTCTCCGGTGATTGCGGAAGAGCCTCCGCGAGGGCTCTGAACCGCACACCTCGGGGATTGTCTTTCAAGAAGGCGAGGATGAACAGCTCGATGTCGTGATCTGCCATCGTCAGCTCCATCGTCACTGCGTCGATGATAGATCAGGAGGTTCCTTGTGGGTGGGAGGGTCATGGCTATCTGGCGCCGGGGCAAGCTGGAGATACCAGTTCCCCCGGACTTCCCCAGTGAGATCCCCAAGGTGTTCGTTGCCTGGTGGAGTGCCTCTCACGAGAAAGTCCTAGTGAGGACTCTGATCCGGATTGCCGCCCCCGGAGGATGTGTAGTGGCCATGGACGCACAGACCCTCAAGGATAGGCCGTACATCTACCTGGGGTGGGGGCTCTCGGGGGACGAGCACTTGTTGCTCTACCACATGGTAGGTCGTCCCATCGAGGATGGAGAGCGTATCTTAGTCCATGTGGAAACCCTCCCCTTCGAGAAACTGTCAGACCTCTGCTTGAGGATCTACGAGTTGTACCAGAAAGAGAAGATCGAGCGGACATACCTGGAGCTTCGATCCTGGAGCCCCCAGGAGATCCGCCTTCTACTCAGCAGATTGGGGCTCCCATGAGCGGACTAGAACTACGCCGAGCCGTGCTACGCCTCCGGTGCGCTGAGCGAGAGTGCCTGGACGCAAAGAAGGAAGTGGAGAAGCTACTCGAACGGATGCAAGTAACTGACTTAGATCCCACGCGAGAGTACCTCCAAGCCCTGGGCTTCTCTCTGGGGCAACGTGATGAGATGGAAGGTATTCGAAACGTCATCACCCCCGAGGGCATGGTCATCCGAGTGAGCGAGTCGTGGTTCTACCGCCTACGCGGCCAACAAGATATCTGCGACATCTTCTGGAACAGGCCCCCCACATGGGAAGACCCCAAGCTGGAGCAAGCTCTACTCGACACCCTTAGTGCCGCCCTCTCAGGCTTCCACCTCCCCAAGGCCGTGGGGTGGGAAGACATCACACGTCACGACTGGGAGCTACGCCACACTCGGGCCCTCCGCCAAAGGCCCGATATCGGAAGTCTCCTCACCCCCGAGGAGATTGCCTGTCTCGACTTCGTCCTGGAGCACGATGGCACCCCCTCGTGGGACGAAGCGCTATGGCTAGCCCTGAAAGCCCAAGCCGGGATGGATGACTCGAAGCTCATCCCATGGATGCGCTATATCCCGAAGTACCCTCGCCACAGCCTCTAGCCCCTCCAGATGACGACTCCGGAGCGGATCCATCCGTAGAAAGTGCAGCGAAAGCGCATCCGCCGGCAATCTATGGCTGGACGTACCGTGATGGTTGCAAAGTCCTGAGAAGTTATCGTCCACTGGCGCCTCGACCTCGTGGGAGGGACAGGTAGCCAGATCCAATGGACTACCACTTGGGGATCCTGCTTACATGCCGGGCAGTGGAAGAGCAGCTCCCGCCCATCGGGGCCATCCGAGAAGTGGGGGTTCAAGCTGAGAAGACTGACGGGGACGGGCTGGCTCTTCATGGGGGAGACCTCATGCTCTTTCATCGACTGTGCCGATGTAGGGACAGTGGGTAAACTCACACATCAGGTCCCTGAGATCATCCGCAAGTATCGGGACGAGGGGGTCTCCATCGTGGCCCTAGGACGGGCCTATGGGGTGAGCCATGCCGCGATCTACTACCACTTGATCCATGCTGGGGTCGTAAGGACGCAAAAGCACGGCCCCAAGACCCGGTCGATGGCTATATCAATGAAGCGATCGGGGGCCCGGGAGGAGGACATCTGCCGGCAACTTAGGATCGGGCGGAGCACTCTCCACGCGTGGCTCAAGGCATTGGGCCGTCCCCGTAAGACCCTGGCCGGGTACACTGGGCCCTGCACGCGAGGGACGGGTCGAACCTGTGAGCTGGCAACCCCCAGGCCCAGGATGGTAGATGACTGGTGCCGTCCCTGCTGGCTGCGGCGTGCTCGTGGCAAGGAACGGGCCCCCGTGGAGCTTGCTGATCTTCTCTTGGCCACGGCCCAGAAGATACAGGCCCAAGAGATGGCCCTCGTGTGGACGGCCGCAGTGATCGTGAGCATGGGGCACTCACAGCGAAAGAAGAAAGTAACGGGTTACTTTCTTCTTCGAGAGGAAACTGAGCAATGATCGCTGTCCTCTACGCCGATCCCCGTGGCATCTACGCCGGCCTGCCCGACGTGGACCTCTGGGACGAGACCAGGGACGCCAGGCGCTACCCCGGCCCGCATCCGGTCGTGGCGCATCCACCCTGCGCCCGGTGGTGCCGCCTGGCCGGGCTGGTGGAGGCTAGGTGGGGACACCGCAGGGGCGAGGACGGCGGGACCTTCGCAGCGGGGCTCGCTGCGGTCCGGAGATGGGGGGGTACTGGAGCACCCCGCTTACTCCGATGCGTGGCCCGCCCACGGCCTCGTCCGCCCGCCCTACGGAGGCGGGTGGGTGCGGTCGCTCTACGATCCGGGCTGGTGCTGCGAGGTCGAGCAGGGCGAGTACGGGCACGCGGCCCGGAAGCTCACGTGGCTCTACGCGGTGGACCGCACGGCCGGACTCCGTGCCGGGGACGACGGCCTGGAGGGATTCGGCGAAGCGCCGGGCCCTGGTCTCCTGGTGCGCCAACCACACGGCGGCCGGCGACACGCGACCTCGGCTCAGCAAGCGTGCGGCCTCGGCCACCCCTATCGAGTTCCGGGACTTGCTCTTGGCGATGGCCGGGAGTGTAACCGAGGCCCCTCGTTCCCATGTGCTGTCTCGGGGATCCCTCATGCGTGTGCCCTCTTGGAAAAAGCAACGGGTTACGATTCATGAGGTATGAGCATGGCTGTCTACAATAAGAAGCTCCCCAGTCCATTCCCCTACTTTGGGGGTAAGAGCCGTGTAGCCGATCTCATCTGGAGCCGGTTCGGGACCGTGAAGAACTACGTCGAGCCCTTCTTCGGGTCCGGGGCCGTCCTCCTCGCTCGACCCGGTGAGATAACCGGGACGGAGACCGTGAATGATGCCGACGGGATGGTCGCGAACTTCTGGCGGGCGCTCAAGACGTGCCCCGAGCTAGTGGCCGAGCACGCTGACCACCCAGTAAATGAGAATGACTTACATGCCCGCCACGCCTGGCTGGTGCGCACCCAACTGGGGACGCTCGCGGCCAAGTTGGAAGGTGACCCCGAGTGGTGCGACCCCAAGGTAGCCGGCTGGTGGGTCTGGGGCATGGCCTGCTGGATCGGCAGTGGCTTCTGCTCGGGGAAGGGACCGTGGGCGGTAGATGTCGATGGCAGCCGTCAGCTCGTGCGGACGAAGGCCGCGGGCCAAGGCGTCAACCGTAAGCGCGTCCACCTCGGTAACGCGGGCCAAGGCGTCAACCGTAAGCGCGTCCACCTC